TGAAAATGTGTTTACCTTTGGTGCCTTCGACTATGCACCCTTAATACGAAATGCGAGTGCACTGGCTAGTCGCCGCGTGGATGCGACCCATCCAGCAAGTCGCATAGTTTTCTGGTTTCATACCACGCAGGACCAACGTGCAAATAAATATGTTACAATCAATGGACCAGAATATTATAACTCTATATCCTTGTATATAGCGGGTAGAGACAGAGAATCTGCATTCTCATCGCTTGTATGGAATGAGCTGCAACATCTGGCCAAGGAAGAACGAGACCCTGGACCTGGATTTGGACTGATGAACTGGGAACTGGGCGAGTTACGAGGCCGTCTACCACCCTATCAGCATCAAACCGAGGGTACTATAAATTTCACGACGGCTGATAAGCCGACCTTGTATGTTGATTTACAAGACATACCACTGGATACTCTCACACGTCAAAAATCCACAGAAATGCGTGTTGTGGTTGATACCTGGAGCATGGCGCTCTTTGAAAATGGTCGCGGTGGTTTAAAATACGGAAACTAAATTATGATAAATGAGGCTGCTAACTTATAATATCTTTGGTGTGCCCTGGTCACGGATTCGGATTGCTGATACTGCGAACTGGATTTTTAGTTCGAAGGCCGATATTATTTGTCTTCAGGAGGTTTTTTCAATTCATCATAGACGGTACTTTGTCAAAGCTGCTGAGGAAGCTGGCTACGTGGCATATTATCCTGCAGATACCTTGCTGATACCCTTCTTTGAGTGTGGCAGTGGACTTCTTACGCTAATAAAGCCTCATTTTGTCTTACATTCACCGCCGCGCTTTGAAGAGTTTCGTATACGTCATGGTTTTGATAGATTTGTTAAGAAAGGATATTTTATGCTAGATTTATGTTATGGCTATCATAATTTTCAGGTCTATAATACTCATATGCAATCAGATATTAGTGAACTCTTTTGCTGGAGGATAAATTACAGAAAGGCTAGAGAGGTGCAAGAGGAACAATTATTTGTTTCCGCGCATGGGAAGGATTTGCCACTGCTTCTGGGAGATATGAACATGTTCTCCTTCAAATGTTTTCAGAAGGTTGATGGAAACTTTCACGCAACCTTTCCACGAACAGGTGAGCATCTAGATAACTTACTCTGTCTTTCTAGAGATTCGCATAAGATAGATTATTATGAAACAACATATTTTGATGAGGTTGACCTCAGTGACCACATTCCTATAATGTATACAGTAGACCTTCTGTGTAGAACAGGGCGGTCTAAACTTGCATGAACTTTCTAAGGTAAGTGGATGTTCAACATAATGAGTAGTCTGTTATGGGCAATAACATTCTTAGGTGAACCACTTTTTATACTTCTTCGCTTTGTAGGCTTGGGCTATTATATTATACAAAACGATGAAGAAAAGGTTCGAAAGGCATTCAAACATCTTGAAGGAACAACAATATCAAGTTCGATGTCCTATCAATATGGCAAACTTTTACCCTCTGGTATCTTTCTTGGATTTCAGTCTATTGGATATTATAATGTGGGAAGTCGAAATGAGGGCACTTCAAGTCGCATACATCTTGTGACAACTCCTGCCATATTCAACTTACTCATTAAGAATGATGAGAATGTGTATTCATGTGAAAAGGGTGAGACTGTTATAACTGAGAAAAAGCGAGTTCAAATGTATACAGTCTGTGGTTCCTATGCTGACCTCTACTATGCGAGTCGTTATATTGATGTAACATCCTTAGTACCACGCGGTCAACAGAATGAAATTGTATCAAAGATTAAAGATATTTTCAATACAAAGGGTCGCGCGACTATTTTTCTTCATGGTGCTTCAGGGACAGGCAAGAGTACAGTTGGATTTCTTCTTGCTAAAGAATTGGAAGCCTCGTTCTGTCATACTTTTAATCCCACGAGTCCTAATCATAATTTAAATCGGCTTGCACAAATTGCCGACCTTAGTGAAACTCCTCTTATTGTGGTGATTGAGGAGGTTGACACAATGATACATGAAATTCATGCAAATCGTATACCTCTTCATAGAGAGATGCAGATAACAATTTATAATAAAAGCACATATAACACATTTATGGATGATATGTTCTTTTTTAAGAATATGATACTTATCATGACATCAAATACAAGTTACGAAGCCATATCTGAAATGGACCCCTCATATCTTCGCAAGGGTCGTGTAGATGCCTGTTATTCTATGATGACCAAATTAGTATGCGAATAAGAATCCAGCTCGTCCACCATAGACTCGTAGGATATTGTAAGTCTCGGCCCATACGTGAACTAGATAACGTGGAACATCATTAGGATTAATTGACCCTCGATTCGGATGTAAGTCCATCATAAGGTCAATGTTAAGGAGCTTATCCATATTTGCTTCACCAGTTTGGAGTGAGGGAGGCATAAGACCATTCTGCAGACCAAATGGAAATGTATAGTAGTATCGATTCACCCAAGGACTTTTTCTCATTTCATACGAGGGTAGAAGAGAGCGAAAAAGCGAGGGTGCATCTGACCAATAGCGCGTAAGTTTTCCTTCATAGACTAGGGATACTGCGGAGATAGGCTCAGACTCGCGCGTGCTGAATCCAGGACTATAGTGTGAAATTCCATAGACATTTAAACCTGAGGCATCAGGCCACCATGGAGCTGAGACTCCATCTCCAGATAGGTCTCGTGTTGCCAGGAAGGGAGCATTATAGCGTACAGCTTCCCAGCGCTGAAGATAGAAGAAAAGATTACGTGTGGGATTAGGAATCTTGAGAGGAAATCGCACACGGGGTAAGGTAAGTGTATCAAGCGGGTCAAAGGGATAATGTTGTGGTACAGGAATATGAATATCAGCAAGGCGAAAACGATTCGCTTCAGGCTTATCCAGGTAGATATATTCCGCCATGATGTACGTGTCTCCTAGAGGAAAGGTCCTAGGCATTGAAAATCCTGGAAGAGGGGTTGCAGCTACGCTTACGCTAGGCGTTCCAGAGAGTCCATATACAGATGAGCCACCTGAATAATAGAAGGGTGCGCCCACAATAGGAAAGTAGGCATCACCTGCAGTATTTGTGGTGGGATTTGAGGGTTGTTTCTGTGCAGTACAGACATATAAACTTGTTACAGGATTGAAGGTTACTGTTAGCACGACATTATCTGCCTGAATTGCGTCAATTGGTAAAAAAGCTCCACTATCTCCTGAGGAAAACCAGAAGGGTAAGGGAGTGACGGCAACCTGTGGCGCGCCTAGACCAAAAGACCCTACCTTAAATCCATTATCAAGACGAGGCAGAATGCGATTCATTAGTGTGGTCTTCTCGAGCGGCGTATTGAACTCATCAAGAACTTCGAGAAGTTGTCCATCCAGTCGTTCGCAGCGAGACCCTCCAATGTCGATGGTTGCCTGTGAGAGTAGGGCATGACCAAGAGAGTTTGTCCAGCTATAGGTGGGTCCAAGAAAGGTATATCCTGAGGCATCTGCCACTTTTTTTGCAAGGACCTGAGGACTTGCGATGTCGGGCATTGTCGTGACCAGGTAAAGACGCGATAATAGATGTCCCTTGCGTGGTAGAGTGACAGTACACGAGGCGCCCAAGGCTGGCCTGGTATCAAAGTCGATACGACTAAATTGCGTTGTAAAACGGCCACAGCGAATAAAGGCCTTTATAAACATCTGAATCTGTGGTGAGCCAGGGGGTGGGAGTAATCGATTATCTTGTATACCACTATTCAGTGACCGCAGAAGCGAGGCCACCATCTCTTCTTGGTACTTAGAGTATCTTTAAGGCCTAATCCTCAAAGATGGAGTTCGCAAGACCATTTTCAAATCGAAGCCAGTTAAGACCGAGACAGAACACCTTAACCTCCCATTCGATACCTTTAGTACCCTTGACTTCTAAGAGAAGCCGTAAATTCTGAACGCGACTGGCATTTAGTGTACCACTGGGCTGATGCTCTCCAGGGGTTCGTGCAAAAGGGTAGCCATAAATGAAGTTCGTATATGAAAGTATTCCCCCTCTATGTGTCTTGGCGATTAATTCTCTATAATATTGTTCACCCGCCTCGCAGAGTGTGATGCCATTGACCTGAAGTATTGCGTTGACTAAGAGAGGTGTCTGTTCATTAAAGATGGGGTCATAGTCTTTCTCACATACACTCCCATAGTTTGTCCATTCATTATTTAGATTGACATCCTTGCGGCGAACTATCCAGAGAATCTCCTCTAAGGGATGATTTGCCTCGAGAGGAAGAGAGATACGGATTGTATCACCACCTGTTTTTGCCACAGTATACTTAAGGGGTTCCGTAAACGCGAAGGTCTGTAATTCTCTATGTAGAAGTTCGAACGGCTGACGTAGCATACTTTCGCGCAGTTTTCCATCAAGTAGCGAGCCAAAGGTGAGAAGGCGAACCGAGTTTATACTAGGCTGCGTAGTAGCAACAGTGACAAATTGATTGAAAGGGAGACTGGTATCTTGAAAAACGAGAGCACCAGGAAGACTGGTACAGGTATCACGGTATCCACGCGCCTGTCGTAAACACTCTGTATATGGACGAAGTGTGACATGAATACGTACAGACCCCTCTTTGATAGCAATCAACGGTAGTGCATTTCTGAGTTTGGTTCGTAGAAAGAAGAAGGGGAGCACACAGTGAAGAATACCATCCTCCGTGGGGTACAGGCGACTCGGATTCCAAGTGCGGAGACCTGCAGAGGATACACGTCCGAGATGGTCAACGGCAACGCCAAATTGCGCATTCAAATCAGGAAAGAGAGTAGAAAAGAC